CCCAGTTACCAGCGCCACGACGTGTTCTAGCAGCAATTAAGTTTGCTGAACGGTTGATTAGAACCGCTAGAGCTGCGTGTTGGTCACCAACGAATGTTGGAGTACCTGAAACTGTACCCTGGTTGTATGTATCAGCTGCTGTACCAGCAAGTGTATCTAGGCTTGTTAGGATTTCCTGATCGATTTCAGCAGTAATTTCCTGAGCTAGTGCTTGCATGATTTCTGCTTCAACGTCTAGGCCATGCATAGACTGTGCGTCTTGTGCAGCTTCGAAAGTCCAACGTGCTGATAGTTTGCGTGTCTTCGCTTCTACTGTCTGCTTTAAGACCTGGATGCTCATCTTACGACCACCTTCTGCTTCTAGAGCTGAAGTTGCATCTGCTTGACCAGATGATGCATTACCAGAATAACCGTTTGCAATAGCAAATGGTGATAGTGCTTCGTCACCAGCAGTAACGCCTGCGGCGCTCTCTGAATAACGTACACGTAGAGTGTGGATCTGGCCTACTGGGCCAGTCATTGGTTGAACACCAACAAGTTCGTTTGCGATAACTGTTGGCATTACACGACGGATAACTGGAAGGATAACTTTGTTTAATGTTGCAACGTTACCTGCCATTGTTGTACCGCTGGCAGCGGTTTCTGCAAGATATGACTTAGTGTTTTCTAGAACACTTTCCATAACTGCTTTCTTGTTACCTGTCAAACCGTCTGTTAGAGCGTCTTTTGTTACGCTCCAGTTTTCAAATAGGTTCTGTGACATTTTGGTATACTCCTTATTATTATGCGATACCGGCTAATTTTCTAAGGTTAATAATCTCGGCTTCGCTATCAGTTTCCTGTGTGCGAGCTTTGTTACCTGTAATCTCAGTCTTCTGAGATTCGTTTAAAGTTTGCGCTTTTGATGTTACTGTTTCATTCAAAACAGTTGGTAAATACTTATTAAATGCTACTTTTAATTTATCTGTTTTCACACTTTCAAGTAGATTACCCATCAGGTCACGCTTGTCTTTTGCAAGTGGGCTTAGAAGATCAGCCAGAAGTTTTGCACGGTCAGTTGCTTCCGCAATGCGAGCTGCTTTCTTTTCTGCTGCTTCAATTAATGCCTCTTTCTCAGCAATAGTTTTACTTGATTCCTCTAATTGAGAAACATATTCTGCTATTTGCTGATTTAGTTTAGAAATTTGAGTACCTTCTGCTAGATGCGAACTCATGAACTCAGCTGCAAAAGTTTCGAAGATCTTACGACCAAACATATTCTCTTTTGCTGACTGAATGTCTTCTTTGAGTGATCCTAGTTCTTTTGTTAATGATTCATTAACAATATTTGCTAGTTTCTCTGAAGCACGTTCAATAAATTTCGCTTTCGCTTCGGCAATCATTTCCTTACCTTCTGCCACCAATTTTACCTTCTGCTCTAGAAGGTCTTTTTTGTCTTGATGGAAATCATTAAGTTCTGTTGTTAGTTGCTCCATTACGAAGTCTTCTAACTTAGCGAAGTTACTTTCTTGAACTTTTCGATCGTCTCGTAATTCTTGGATTTCTTTTTTAAGTGTTTCCATTACAAAACTATCTAGAAGTTGTGCATGTTCTGCGATTTGCTTTTGGTAAGCAACTTTCGATGCCACCGCAGCTTTCTTATCATCAGCAAATTCCGCTAATTCGGCTTTAATAGTATCAGATAGCATTGCATCTAATGCTTCTACCATCTGTTCCTTGTCTGCTTCATAACGGTTAGCGAATTCTTCACGTAATTCAATAGTGATTTCTTCGCGAGCTTCTGAAAGTTTTGCTTCCCAGGCTTCAGTTAGAGTGCTACGCACTTCTTCTGAAAGCACTTCTGAACTTAGGAGTTGTTCGATTGCATGAGCCATTTACGTTCTCCTAATATCTAGGTTATTAATCAATCTAAGTACCTCTTCCTGGAGATACTTTTGAGCTTTTGTATCATGATTAGTAGCTCTGGCGACATCCATTAAAATATTACCACGTTTGCCATTCATAATGGCTTCATATAGTGGATCTGGATAAGCGTCTGGAGCACTTGGATTAGCAACAATATCAACAGTTTGAATTTCAAACCCTTTAACTGTACCACCTGTGTCCACTTCGCCACTACCTCTGCTAGATACACCTAGCCTTACCTTGTTTTCCAATAGAGTTTTACAAATATTACCCATTGGAGTTGGTAGTAATTTAAGGCGTCCATGACCATCTGAACCACTCATCCACATCTTTTCAATGATGTGACTTACACGGTCTAGATTTACTTGTAAATCATCTGGATGATCTGCTTCGCCTAAAACTGAGTATCCCTCATCAATTCTTTGCTGAATATTTTTAACAGCCTTTGAAATTTCTGTAACGGGATAAACTCTTTGATTTTGGTTCCGTTTGTCGCCTTGAACAAAGATACCTTCCATATACAGACTTTTATTGCCGTTGCCATCTTCTTTAGATTCAACAACACAATTTGCCTGATCAAACGATAATCTTTCTACGAGGGTTACACTTGCCATAATCTATTATCCTTTTGCCTTTGGCGCTGGCTTAAGGTCTTTAACGTCTTGTGGGTTGACTGCTTCCATCTTCTTTGCAGCTGGAGCCTTGCCACCCTTTTCAGCGCCGCCTTTAGACATCATGTCATCGCCTGATTTTTCACTGTCAACATGAGAAAACGGATCTTTCATACCAGGTCCTACAGGGCCTGCTTTACCGTCTGTGTTGTCAGGATGTGAAACAGAAACAGCAGAAAGTTTTGCTTCTTCTTCTAGAGTTTCCTCTTCAGATTCATCAACTTCTTCTTCGCTTTCAAATGCGATTGCTTCTTCAGTTTCTTCTTCAGGTTCGTTGTCGCCCATGATATCGGCAAACATTGCTTTAAGATCTGCTAGAGCATCTTCTACGTTTTCAATTTTATCTTCGATGTCGTCATGATCCTGTTCGTGATCATCCATTTCACCGTCGTTATCGAAATCGTTGTCGTCGTCAGTTGCAAGTTCCATTTCAGCGTCCATTTCTAGTTCGCCTTCATCTTCCTCATCATCTGCTTCGCCAAATGCTTCTTCTGCTTCGATCTCATCTTCATCTTCTTCAACGTCATCTAGGAAATCACCGGCTTCTTCATCGCCGATTGCTTCTTCTAGATCTTCGTCTGATACTTCGTCTTCTACAATCTCATCCTGTTCAACCAGGTCAGACCAGATTTGACGAGCTTTTTCTACAAAAGCCTCATGTAATAGATCTTGAGCTGTTTGCTCTTCACCATTAACTAGGCTCTCAATAATCTTTGTATAACGATCTTGAGCACTCATAATAATCTCCTTC